AGCCATTTGGTTGCTGTTGTTGTTAATTGCGTTGGCAACAGTTTCCATTGGGTTTTGCATAGCTTGTGCCATATCTTCTTCGTTAGCGTAAGCCATTGCACCGTCTGAATCGTCTGAACCAATACGGGCAACTTCAATCTTTGCCCCGTTATTGATGTGAGCCAATAGAACCTGAGTATTGCGTTCAGTCATCATCTTCATTTGGGCTATTTTAGCTTCCATTTCCATCTTCATTTGCTGACTACGCATTTCCATCTCTCTATCCATTTGATTGCGTTGTTCTTCAAGTTGGAATTTAAGCTGGTTTTCTTGCGCCTGGTACTCTTGTTTAGCTTTTTCAAGTTGCATTTGACCTTGTAACTTGGATTGTTCAAGTTGTGCAGTCATTTGAAGTTGTTGCATCTTAGACTGGTTATCCATTTGCGCTTTTTGCATCTCAACAGGAGGTGGTTTAGGCTGACCTTTAGTGGATTCGTACTGTTTTTTCATATCATCAGCAGTTTGGTCAATAATTCCTTCTAATTGCTTACCTGCTTTAAAAGCAGTAACACCAAATTTCAACATTTCTAACAACATAGGGGTCATTTCAGGTGCGGCTTGCGCTGTAGGAAGCGCCATAGATACAAATTGACCAACAGCCGCTAAAAATGCAGTTCTATCGGCTTTTTCTTGCTGTTCATCTTGGTAAATCATTGAATCAGAAGTGACTTCAATGCGGAAATTCTTACTTGCTTCATCACGCAATAGAGCAATAGCTTGCGGAATCATTTGTTTGTCTTGGTCAGACAGTTGCATTGCACCAGAAATCTTAACTAGCGTGTCATCAGTAAAATGATTGCAAATAATCTGCGCTTTAATACACAACAAAGATGTTGCAAAGTCTACAACTGCGTGCTGTTGGGTTTTTAGGCGACCAGCAGCGTTGTTTGATTTAATAATCTGTGCGCCAAGGGTTTCAGTAGGGTCAGTTTGACCTCTTTGAATGTCAGCAATACCCATTAATTCATAGATTTGACCCTTAACTTGTTCCATTGCTTGATAGCAGGACATTAATGCACTTGCAAATGGGGTTAGGTCTACAAGGTCAATAGCACCTTTCATACCTTGCTTTTCAGCAAACGCCATCCAGTTATTAACTGGAATCATGGTGTTATTTTCGCCTTCAGAGAATAGGCGCTGTAGCTCACTTGCTGAAGCGTCATATACACCACGCACTTTTAATGCGTTAATTAAACCGTCTATTCTGTCGCAGAGTACATCTAACTCTCTTGCTTGGTCTTGGTAGATAGTAAAGTCAGGGATAGGCTCTAAGCTGTCAGTAGTCAGCGTAGCGTAGAGTGGCTTAGGACAAGGCCAAAAGTTTTCTAATCCTAGTGGGTCATCTCTTTCATCAACAATTTTGCCGAGTGATTTAGAAATCCATAAGACTTTGCCTGTTTCTTTATCCCATACCTCATAAATAACGGCTTCGTATACCCCGTCATCAGATTTATAAGATTGTTTTAAATCGTCAGGCTTTGTATCTAATGGGATTTTGTATCCTAAATCTTCGCCAAAGCGTTCAACTAAGGCTGGGCGATTCATATACACCCTACGCCATACTGCGGTTACTTCTTCCCATGTACGGGCTATAGTGTGCCCAAAATCCCGCCAATGGACATAATCAACAGGGCAGCACTCGTACTCAATTCTTTCCTGTGATTCATTCTCCATGCCTTCGGGAGTTTCAGCTTCGTCAGCATCTTCAGTAACTTCAAGACCATCATCTGGTTCTCCTGTTTCTTCGCCTACAATATGTGGCTCATAACGCACCCAAGCTACCCCTCGACCACCTAGTAAGCGGTCAAGTACAGCGTTGTTCATTGCTGACTTGTAATCCCCGTAATGCTCAATCTCAAACTCTAATGCCCTTTCAAGCATCATTGACGCTACTCGTCCGATAGGGTCATTATCTCGGAATCTGCGACTAACATCAGGTCTAGGCAGTCTTGCAAAGATAGCTGGCTGAATAGTCTGGACATTGGACCAAAGGATATTAAATCTTGCGTTAGGATTTCTGTCGTACCTTGAATCATCTTTATACTTTTTAACTATGCGGTCAACTCTAGCTTCCCAACGCTTGTAACTGCGTTCGTACCCCATGATGGTTTTATACCAATCTTCATAGGTGTGATTGACTGTTGCTTTATCGTTTGCCATGTTATTGCCTTAATGTTTAAATATTTGGCGAAATGTTTGCTTATTTTACCTTTTTTATATTCTATTGTTTGCTTTTACTTTAGTTTCCTTCCATAACTCATTAAGAGATACTTCAGTCTGCCCAACAAATACTCTCCGTATAGGTGCTTCGGGGTCTACTATCTTTGCCTCATCTTTCCAAACAATCGCTAAATACCTAAAAGCATCAGCACCATGAGAAGTCCAATCATGGCGAGGTTTATCCCTGAATACCTTTTTATCTTCATCATATTCCCTTTGATATTGCCTAAGGCACTCTATACCATCCGTACACTTATGGTCGAACCATGCCCTAGTCAAAGCTAACCTACTAGCCTGGATGCCGTCTTGGAGTTTTAAATTAGGGGTTATCTTAATTGTTTTTAGGGGTATCTTATCGCCTAATTGTTCAATAACGCTACGATTAGATGAGAGTGTCTTAGCCCTAGCATCATGGGGCAACCAATGAGTCCCGTAGACATAGCCCCTCTCTTGCTCTCTAGCTTGAATAATCCCCGCATAGAAAGCGACAGGCTGACCATTAGAGGAGTGATAGTCTAAGAGTCTTATTTCCCCATGCACGACTTGATACCACCATATAGCCGTATCGTCTGAGTATCCTAAGTCCCATGCCGTATGGACAGGGAATAAAGGGTCATACTCTACCTCGGTAATACGCTCCTGGTCAGTTAATTGCCTCATCTCTTTACCATAGTAAGCCCCTAAGATTGCACTCTCAAAGTCACATTCAAACTCTTGAAGGTATTGGTCTTGAGTCATTGTCTTAGCTGCATCCTCTAGCTCCCCCTTATCTAGGATATTGGTCTGACTAGCCCGAAGGACTTTGACATACCAATCCTCGCTTTTAGTTGCAGTCTGGTACATCTCCCAGAAAGCATTATGACCCTTTGGAGTGCCGATAAAGGTAGCTGAACCCTTCCTATCAGTAAGTAAAGGGCGCACAACTGCACCCCATATAGAGGGCTTCATATCAGCGTATTCGTCTAGCACTACAGAATCTAGGAATATCCCCCGCAAACCATCAGGAGAATCAGCGCCATATAGTCTTATCCTAGCCCCATTGATTAGCTCTACCCATAGCTCCGACTGATTGGCTTTTCTTAATACAGGCTGAGAGAATCGGACTAGATAGTCCCAGGCTATGTTTTTAGCTTGGCTATAGTAAGGCGCTATATAAGCATATCTGCCGTCTTCCTTATCATCCATTAGGGCTTTATAGATAAGGTCATTAATGCAGAGGACAGTCTTGCCACATCTTCGGTGAGCTACTATCAAGCTCCAACGCTCAGTCCTATCGTGAAAGTCCTCGAATACCTTGCGAGGACAATAGTCCATCTCTACTTCTAGGGTGTCACTCATTCGGGGCGCTTCCAACTGATTACCATGCGTTGAGGGGCTGCTTCATCTCCAACGACTTCCTGTCTAGCCAACTTAGGAAGGTGATACTCCATTACAGCCTGCAACATGAGAAAGGCTTTCTCAGGATTAGGCGGGACAATCCATACTATGTCGCCATTCTTATCGTATCTTATGCAGCCTTCCTTATCAGTCTTAGGAATACCGCTTGCCACTTCCTCCAACCAATGTTGCATCCTGGGAGAGTTCTTATCTACGAATTTGGCTATGGCTTCCTTAGCAATAGCTGTGTGCTTATTGACTGCACCAACGGGGCGACCTTTTCCTGCATTGGGAGGCATTCGCTTAGTTCGAACCTTTGAACCATCTTCATTAATGGTAATTGCATTATAGCTTTTAGCTATAGGATTTGGATTGTTCATAGCTTTCTGTAATTAAGTAATTAATTAAATGCTAAGTAATTGATTCTATTGAACGCAATATATCATAAATTGGTAGTTATCATGCAAAACAACACTTTTATATAATATTTAGTAATTTAAGGGTTTACCCTCTATTAATATATGTAGCAATGGACTACAGTATCACTTAGCAGCACAGTTAAACAGTCAACTAAAGGGGAAACTTAAATGACTAAAACAATCAAAGAAGAAGCAGCACAAGAGTTGGGCAACATTCTTAAAGATATACAAACAGACACTATCTATACAGTTATTAGGCATGTAAGCGCTAGTGGTATGCAAAGAGAGATTAGCCTAAAGATGATAGATGCAGGCAGAATCATCCATTTGGATTACTTAGTATCTACAGCATTAGGAACTCGCATTGGTAAGAATGGTGGCTTAGTGATTAAAGGGTGTGGTATGGATATGGGCTTTGCATTAGTTGACCAAGTAAACCATTGGTTCTCTCCATCTAAGAAGTTTAGACAGGAATGGATTTAATTATGAAAAATTGGCACATAACGGGGGTGTTGTTCATTCTTTTCTTTGCGGGGCAGGTTGTTTGGTATCTCACATCTAAGGGAATTATCTAATTTAACGCAGTTTAAGGGCTATTTCAGCCCATTTTAAAGGGGAATCACATGGTATATGTACAAAAAACAGAGTCTTACAATACGGGCGGTGGATGTATGGTGGATATTTTGACTCTATCAAGTGGCAAGGTAGTCTGTATATCGGATGAATATGTCGGTTTATACAATTCTGTTGACGATATGTTAGAAGATGACGGCACAAAGTGTCTAAATGGTTTTTGGATTAAAGGGGAAGAAAAATGATTCATGCAAACTTAATCACCTATCACAGAAAGCCCACGCCTTACGAACTCAAATTTGGGGAAGGTGCTACCCATTACAAAGACTTTAGGCGTAGCCAATGCACTAAACCGAATGGATGTCGAAAACAATGGCTAATTTGTCCTATTGACGGATTGCGTTATTACTACTAAGGGGGTTTTATGAATTTGCACGAAATCAAACAAGCAGTAGAGGCGGGTTTGCCCGTTCATTGGGCTAATGATGGCTATTCAGTTATTAAGGGGAAGGCGGGTTATTTTGTCAGATTTGACAGTAATGACTATTTGACCCCATTAACTAGAAATGGCGTATTGATTGACAAAGAATCAGACTTTTACATTAAAGGGGAATAAATTATGACAACCAAAAAAATAGCAGTACCTAAGCTGACCAAAGTAGAGCAATTAGAGAGGCGGATTTCCATTTTAGAATCTGCTCTTTATCAAGCCTTTAGCGATTATGACGAAATGCAAACAATGATAATTATGCTAAGGGAATACTCTAAGATGGAATCCTTTAGTAAGTATTGGGTACACGACTATTGTCAAGCAATGATGACTAACTCTATAGCGAATCAACATCAAATGATGGATAACGCAGGATTAGACGATTATTAACTAACAGAGGGGGGCTAGTCCCCCTTTCTTTTTGCGGGGAATTTTTATATGGTCTATGACCTTAGGGGATGGCGCTTGTCCTTAGGACTTACACAAGAGGGCGCAGCCAATTTATTAGGCGTGCATAGGGTTACATACACACGATGGGAAACAGGGGCGCAGAACCCCCCTAAACTAATCGGGATGGCTTGCCTACAATTTAAGCAGATGATGAGTAAATAAGGTATTACAATTTCCAGAGGGTATTGGAATTCTCATACCCATTTGGAATTTTGACTATCGCATTTTCCGTAGGGTATTGGAATTTTGATAGTCTTTTGGAATTTAGCCAACGATGTCGGGGTCGTGGTATTTATTCATAGCTTTAGATAAAGCCTCTTTACGCTTCATGCGTTGATTGGCTTTCTTATTCAGAATACCGCTATCGTCTAGCTCTAATGGAGGGTTATGGTCTTGACGCTTCTTTTGTTGCTTTTCTAGCGTTGATTCTTTGTGCGGGCGCAACATAGCGTTTTCTGGCGGGTAGCTTCTTGTCATATGTTTCATTACATATCCTTCATCTTGTCAGTAATGACTTCTTTTCTTGTTTTGGCGGCTTGTTTGAAGTCTGAAGCACTTGGCGCACCTTTACTACCAGGCTTACGCATTTTCTCGCCCGAACCAGCAGCTATCCTAGCTTGCTTTTTATGGATATTGGCATAAAGACCAGGTTTCATTAGCAGTTCCAATTCTTTAATGATGCTTTGGCTCTTTCAGCAGGGCCTTTGGCATGGGCTACAACGCCTTTCATTCTGGCGCAAAATGATGCTTTTCTACCTTTATCTGCGTCTGACTTAGGGTTTGGTGCAGGTGGTTTTAAATTGCTATTGTTCTTGGCGTTGTATTCGGCACGACCTTTGGCGGTCATTCCAGCACCCTTATCCGTAGGGTTGTAAGTCTTACCTTTACCCGTAGTTTTATGCGGGATAGGCTTATCATGCGTATCCATTGCACTACGGATTTGGTCTTGACGACTCATTTCATGTACTTTTCGTAAGCAGCTTCTAGCTTGGCTTTAACCTTGCCTTTAGCATGGGTGCGTTGTTCGCTTAATGCAATCGCCAATGCTTGTTTCTTAGGTTTTCCTGCGGCTACCTCAGTTTTGTAGTTTTTGCCTACACTTTGGGCTGAACCTGATTTGTCCATTGGCATGATAATTCCTTACTTGAGATATTTGAGTTTGTAGCAGGTGGAATCTATTAATTGCTGTATTTCGGCAACAATATTGATTAATTCTTGTTTTTGCGGCAAATCTGCATTAGCTTCGCCAACAAAATTCTTTAATGATTCCATGTATTTGAGTGCGTCTTTAGGTTGGTGATAGACGCTTGGAAATTCTTTGACCTGTTCATAACATCCCATATAGGCTTCTACATAACTGTCTACCAAATCAACAATGGCTTCGTAATATTTACCTAAAGCCTTGTGTTGGGAATAAGAGTTGGTTGACCAATGAAAGAAATGGGTATTAGTTGCGCTATGCAACAAAGTAGCGGCAAACATAGCAACATTTTTGGTTTCAGTCATGAATCACTCCAGTTTTAATGATTTTAAAACATCTATGGCTTCTTCGCTTGAATTTACCCTGTATAAATGACCACCTTTCCAGCTAGTAATAAACTTTATTTGTTCAGGGGTAAAGACTTTATGTGCGCCATCTTTTACTTCAATTAAAATAGTATGTCCTTCATAAGCTACGAGCAAATCTGGTATTCCTTTGCCGACCATGTGCAATAAGTAGACATCTGCACCATAATCTCGTAGCGTTTTAACAACATCCTTTTGATTTTTATCAACTTTTTTGATATATGCCATAGTTTTGAGTTAGTATTCAGTAACTTATTGATTATAGGGGAACAAATTGAAAATCCTGTTGCTTGATATAGAAACTTCACCTAATGTAGCTCATGTGTGGGGAATCTGGCAGCAAAATGTAGGGCTTTCTCAACTTTTAGAGTCATCATACACAATGTGTTATTCAGCTAAATGGCTTGGCGAAAAAGACATTTACTTTGACTCTGTACACCAAAGTACCGCTAAATCAATGCTAGAGGGCATCCACAGCCTTTTAGATGATGCCGATGCAGTATGCCATTACAACGGCACAAAGTTTGATATGCCCACTTTAAACAAAGAATTCTTGTTACATAAAATGAGTCCACCTCCACCAATGAAACAAATAGATTTACTTAGAGTGGTTAAAAGTCAATTTCGCTTTCCTAGTAATAAATTAGATTATGTAGCCCAGCGCTTAGGATTGGGTAAAAAGAAGGACCATGAAGGCCATACGCTGTGGATTAAATGTATGGCTAATGATAAAAAAGCCTGGGCAACCATGAAAGAATACAACATTCAAGATGTTCTTTTGCTTGAAAAATTGTATAAACGCTTATTGCCCTGGATTAAAACACCATTAAATCATGCTTTAATGAAAGACAGGGATGGTTTTGTATGCCCTACTTGTTCAAAGCCAAATCTGCAAAGCAAGGGGTACAGGTACACTACTACTGGGGCTTATCAACGCTATCAATGTAAAGCCTGCGGTGCTTATTCAACTGACACTAGAACTGTAATACCCCACGCAAAACTTAAACATTTAGCATGAAATTAACTGCCCCTATTTTACGAAATTTATATTCTGCAATTTATTGCATGAAGCCGTTTGATAGGTGGTCTATGCCTTTACCTGAACAAATTTGTTTTATCGTAGACCAAGATAAACACGCAATGGGAACTTATTTATATGATGATGGGGGAAAATATGAACACACAATTACTATTTCTTCTGCTAAGTGCGGTCATCTTGACACGGTAATTCGGGTTCTTTGCCATGAGTGCATACATATGAGCCGTCATCGCACAAATAAATGGACGCACCATGATAAGGAGTTTCGTAATAGAGCTTTCCGTATTTCGTCTGAATTGGGGTTTGACCCGCTAGAATTGTAGCTTCAACTGCCAAACGGTCTGCCGTGACAAATGTCGTCATTAGCTAATTCCTTTTCCAAGTTTTTGGCTGACTCGCTCCAACAACTCCTCACAGGATATTTGGTATTTTCTTTCAAAACCTTTGACACCCAATCCGTGAATTCCATTGTTTCCCCTATGATGCTCTGGGCATAAAGGCAGGACTGGGGATGCAGACCGAACATTTCCATACCGTCTAACATGATGGAGTTCTGACGGAGTGCCTTCTTCCCCAAAGAATTCGGAGCATAAAATACATCCGAGGTTTGCAATCTTATTGAGAGCGTTCTTTTCATGTTTTGTAGCCATCAGCTATTTCGTACCATAATTTATACCATTCTTTAAAAGAACCAAAACCTAAACCACATTTAAAAGGTTTGCCGTCTGTAGTGTATTGCCAAAACTCTTGTATGTTAGTGCCGTTATCTGTATCGCCTATAATAACAACAACCATAAATTTAGGGGTAGCTGCTAATGCTTGCAATAAACGCTTTTGCCCTTCACTTGCTCTTTCGCCAGGTCGTTTCCATTCCATAATTAAAAAGTGACCATTGCGTTCTGCAATACCATCTACATTGCTAGGTACAAACGCAGGATTAGAGGAGATTAGCCCTTTAAACTCCGCATAGTCTGTATGCGTGGCAAACATATTACGCATTAGCTTAGCCATTGCTTCCTAATTTGTTCGTAAGTAGCAAACTCTAATTTAATGGTTTCATCTGCTAAATCATGGGCTATTCTTGTAGCTTTTTCATATTGGTTTTTAAGCGTAGCGTTGTGATAGCATTTCAACAGCTTTTGTATACGCAGGTAGTTTTCAGAGTAATCATTCATCTAGTCATTCTTTCTATATTTCGATTGCTTGCTTCTGTTGTGCGCCATGCCTCAAATCTCATCTTAGCTGCTTCTAATTGCCATCTAAGAGCTTCTGCTTCTTCTGTGGCTACTCCAATGGCTTTGCATAGGTCTTGGTATTCTTGGCTTGCATAGGCTTCCATTTCTTTTGCAGCAATGCTGTTTCCTTCTGCTTGTGATGCCTTAATTGCTTTAAGAGAATGTCTAAAATTTTCCAACTCTGCCAATCTGCCTTTTGCAGCCGCATAATCTGGCGCTTTCTTGAAAATGAAGTCGATTGCATCATTTGGGTCTTTCATATTTTCCCCCATTGGTCTGCCATAGCGTCAGCAATACCTTGGAATGTTTTGTTGCGAACTTTTTTAATTTCTGCGGTGTTGTAACCAAGTTTTTTACCATTTTCTCCAACCGTATCATGTGACCAACTTGGCATACGCTTACCAGACTTAGTTACATAAAAGTTACCTTTATCAACAATTTTTGTGTGTTGCAACAATGGTAAATTTTTAAGCCATAAACAAGTAGTTTTTTGTGCTTCATGCCCAAACTGCCAAGGTTGAATTATTTGGTCAGGTTTACGGTAAATTGATGACATGATGCCAACTGGGTTTTCTACCGCAATTCTAAGTATATTGGCATTAACAACTTTTAAAAAGAAATCAATACCTTGTTGTTGTCTGCCGTCTGCCCTTTTTTGGGCAAAATGTTTAGCGCCACTAACAGCTAAATGAGTGCATGGTGGAAACGCAATCATCATATCCCAACCATCATTAATGATGTCAAACATATCACCTTGATAATGAGAGCCTAATATATCTGTAGGTTCTAAATCGCAACTCATAACCTCATGCCCCCGCTTAATAAAAGCATCACGCACAATTCCGCTAAATTCACACGCAATAAGCACTTTCATTTGAGGTTCATCCATAAACCAATTTGGGCTGCTGCGTAACCTAACCATATAAATGCGTTAGATGGCGAACCTTTAAAGTATTGTGCAAAGCCTACGACTAAATACCCAAGCCCCGTTGCTGCAACAATGTATCTTTCAATATCCATTTTCCCCATTCTCCCCTGTTTCCTAATGCGTATTGCTGTTGATAATCCGCAAAATATTGGTGTAAAACTTCTTTACCAATAATGTATTCCCTAAACCATTTCAACCCTTTTTTGTGTCGTAAATAACACAAAAATCTTACAGCGCACTCATGCTTAGCTTGTTCAAGCACTTTTCTTTGAGAGTTTGGTAAGTATCATAACCATTGCCGATAACACCAAGTTCTCTAGCTTTAGCTTCAATACCTTCATTAGTAAACATCCATTTTTTATCACTTTTTTCTCTCCTTGGTTCAATCACTATTTCATCTTCGTAACGCTCACCATTTAACCATGAACTAGCATGGGGTATAAATTCTAACTCAGTTTCTTTTGTTTTCCAGTATTCGCAATGTGTGTTAATAGCTTTTGCAGCCATAAGTTGTTGCTCTGCGGATAGTTTTGCCCAGGCTTTTCTTGCAGTTGCTTTAGCAATTTTTCGTGGATATAAAGACCAGAATTCATCAAACATTACTCCCCCTGTTAGACACTTGTTGTTGGATGATTACAGTTTCTTATTATTTTTCGGTGATGTCACTAAGTAATTTCCCTAATGTTGCATTTTTTACACATAACTTGACCAAGGGTGATAGGCAACTATCAACTGACCCAATGTCTTAGAAATACCAACACCTAGTCCTACCTAAGTTAATGTTCAATCGATGGAGAGTTTGTATCACCCATGACCTCTCCGTCTTGTGTAGTCGCCATTTAACGCTACGAGGCTTGCAATGGGGTTATCACCAGCCTATCTTTTCTTCCACGCCACCGATTTAGGTGCTTAGTACGCCTGGAGTGCGGAGGATGATATTACTCCTCATCTGTATCTGTTTGCAAGCCAAAACTGTTGTGTTTTTCCAACATCTCAGGCCATATAAGCCAAAAGTTGTTTGGAAACAAATCCTTACGACTTACTAACCCATGTGATTCTTTTTCTATTCTTGCGGCTAAAAACATAAATCTATCAGCAGGTATGCCATTTTTGCGCCATTGAGTGACTGCGGTAGAAGCAACTTTACACATCCTAGCAACTGCATTTGTGCCGCCTAAAATGTTAATAATTGCGTCATCGGTAAGTTTTAGATGTCTTTCCATGTGGCTATCTTACCACACAAGTAATTATTTTATAAAGGTGTTGACAATAATAACAAGTTAGCTTATCGTCTTACTTATAGCAATTTCGCTATGCCATTCAAGGGGATTTAAATGGGTGAATTAAACCAACTGATGTTAGAACATGAAGAATTTTTAGAGTCATCGCTCGATGACATGGAGTACGGTGGCGAGCTTACACAAGAACAAGTTGACTGTATTCGTCAAGCGTGTGGCAAGCCTAAGTCTAAACCTAACGCTTTATTAACAGAAATGTTTACAGACTTTGGAAATATTTTTGGAGGCAATCATGCTTAATGCGTTTACTGTGCGCTGGTTAAAGTGTGATGAAACCAAAATTAAATTTACCGATAAATTTAAACACGCTGATTATGTTTTAAAAATTGACATCCTTCAAGATGCTATATCAATGCTTGAGCAAGAAAAAGATAAATTAATGTTTCTTGAACATTCAAGATGGGACAAAAAAATTAAAGGAGTAAATCATGCTGCAAAGTGAAAGTATTGCCAACCTATCCAAAGCACTATCAATCGTACAAGGGAAACTGACCTATGCTGTTAAAGACTCTGCTAATCCTTTTTTCAAAAGTAAGTACGCTGATTTGGAGTCTGTGTGGGATGCTTGTCGCAGTTTATTGGCTGAAAACGGCCTCTGTGTTATGCAGTTCCCTGGCGAGTTTTTTGACGGATGTATGTCGTTAAACACCATACTTTCTCATGCTTCAGGTGAATGGATTGGTCAAGAAATGTCTGTACCTGTTACAAAGCCTGACGCACAAGGTGCTGGGTCAGCTTTAACTTATATGCGTAGATACGCATTAGCAGCAGTAGTAGGAGTAGTACAAGCAGACGATGACGGTAATGCCGCTTCGTCACCTAAACCCGTAGTAAAAGCAAAGGAAATTTAATCATGGCTTATGTACCAAAAGAAGGTTCTGGGAGTTTATTTAAAAATGACCGCAAAACGACTGAAACTCACCCAGACTATACAGGCAGCATTATGGTCAATAACCGTGAATGTTACTTATCTGCGTGGGTTAAGGAAGGCACAAAAGGCAAGTTTTTTAGCGTATCTATTGGCAAAGAAAAACAACCTAAAGGCTTTACCCCTAACGGTAATGCTGAGATGCCAAAAAATACCATTGAAGATTCAGATTTACCTTTTTAGGAGATAGCCATGCTAAGTCATATCAAAGATGTTATTAAAGATAAAGCTACAATTTCTACAGAACCTTTTGGGGTAGATGAGGAAAGGCAATTAATATCATTTGAGGTTAATGACTTAGCTGCCATCATTAGGGATGTAATACAAACCTGTGCCGACTGTTGTTTAAATACAACAGATAGAGATTCAATTTTAGAGTTACTTAATTAAATATATATTTAAATGTACATAAGGGGAAACATATGTCACAACATTGGTACTGTGCCGAAACGGGCCAACCCAGATATACGACTGTCAGTAAAAAAACTGGAAAAGTCCGCAATACTACACTTAGAGATGCCAAAGCTGCGCCAGGAACGCTTGTGCCAAGCGTCAGCACTATTAACGGACAACTATCAAAGGACGGGCTTAATACATGGTTGCAATCTGAAGCCGTAAAAGCTGCATCAGAAAACCCAAGAAATCCGCAAGAAGAAGAAAAAGAATATGTAGATAGAATTCTTTATATTGCAAAGCAAAAATCCCAAGAAGCCATGACTAGGGGTACTCTTATACATGACTTCATAGAGAGCTTCTACAACCAAGAATACCTGCCTGAGATGCCTACCTATGTCCGTAAGGTAGATGAGGCTATAACAGCCCATTTTGGGGTTCAGATGTGGATTCCTGAACAGTCTTTAGTTAACCAAGAAGGCTATGGCGGAAAATGCGATTTATATTGCAAGCCACGCCATGACTTTTCAGGGGTCGTAATTGACTTCAAAACTACGGAGAAATGCCCTGGTGATTTAACACCCTACCTAGAGCATACCCTACAATTAGCAGCTTATAGAGAGGTTTTAGCCCCTTCTGCACGATGCGCCAATGTTTACATTAATGGCACTACTAATGAAGTTGCAATCTACGAACACAAAGAACAAGACATTAGGGATGGGTATGAGATGTTCTTGGCGTTGCTTAAAATATACAAACTCAAAACTGGGTTAAACTAATCAAGAGGCGGCAGATTGGCTATCCCCTTGCCAAACCAAACACATCACGGAGTGTTCTGTCGCCTCACCTTATTCTGGGCGTTAAGCCGTCAATGTAGGATGCAGTAATTGGGTAATTTTGCGGCTTTCTTGCCCATTGATTGCAACTGCCAAATACAGCCCAATTTATATAAGTAAGTATATATTTTGTATATATTGATTGCGTATACATATTGATACCCATATGTACAAAAAAACGCAAAAAGTATACACATTTGCACAAATACAACACTTAGGGTTTATCCCTATATAAAAGTGCATGAAACTTTAAGAAACTGATTGGGCTGTTTAATTTAAAGGGGAATATTATGGAAAAAGACGGACACCACATTTGTAGCGTTTATATTGGCAACACTTCAGTTGACCTATATGGGTATAACCAAGAAATAGAATATGCTTACATTGGCGATGAAAACATAACAGAAATGTTGCATCACCTTAATGTTTGGCCTCAAGTTGAAGAATTAGCTAATAACGAAAAGCCTTGGTCATAATGGATATTAGGCGAGTTTTTGAGGGAGAAGCCCCATGCGACAAGTGCGACCAAGCGCAAGACTGTAAGGAATATGAATGGGCTTGTAGAGCATTTTCTTTCTATGTCTTACATGGCAGATTTGAGGAATATACAGTCAGACACCCAACTAGGGGTATGTTTAACAAGATATTTAAAGAAGATGACAAGGCTCTTAAAAACTACTTAAAATCAGTTAAATCTAAAGAAGAAATGGGAATACATGACCTCTTTGAAGAATGATATGTTTAAGCTGTCTGGGCAAATTGACAGCGTTATAAAGATTAGTGGCACTTCTTTAGATTCTAAAAGACGCATTGTTGTTAACTTTAATCCATTGTTTTACATATTTGGATATGAGTTACAGCAAAAGCCTTGGTTAACCTATGAGGAAAGGTATGCTTAAAGTGTCTATAGCAGCATTTTTGTTAATAATGCTTATATTTTTAATGTGGTCACATAGCGCACCTTCTACAGAAGTTTTTGCTTGTAGCGACCTTCCTAAAAACGCACCAGCAGATGTGAGAAATTTATGCAAATCCAAGTTGAAATTGTAAAAGAACATGAAGATGGGTCAGCCGATGCTTTAGTGCATTTTGACAAAGAAGGTTTAGGTATTTTGGTGCAGTACGGCATTTTAGATATGCTGAGTAAAGCTGTTGAACACTATAAAAATTCAATAGACACACCTGTTAAAAAAAGGGGTAAAAAATGACTGTATTTATAACAGCAATGGCTTTAAGTGGAATGATAGCCTGGTCAATGGTAATTGTAATTATTGTTTTAATTCACATGGAGAGTAAATAATGGACAACGATTACATTTATACGCCTGTAGGAACAGACATAACGGTACGATGGAAATTAGCTGGTTGGGTTGCGCCATCAGAGCAGCAAGAATATTTAAACAAATGGAAGTATTACCAAGAATTGCCATTACGCAAGTTAGATGACAATGCTAGAAAAGAATACGAAATGGTAATGAAAAAAGCTAAAGTAATGCGTATTCGTTAGCCATTCATATTTAAGGCCTCTTGTTCTTCTTTATCAACTCTTGAGAGCCATCCACGACCAAAAATGGGAAAAGTTTTTAATGAACGGTAGTATTCCCGTCTAGTTTCAGAGAATTTTGCGATAAGAGTTGTGCCATTACTGGATGAAATAAGTTCTCTCGTTCGTGGGCCAATAACTCCGTCAAGTACGCAGCCAATAGACTGTTGAAGCAATTTAACACTTCTGCCTGGCCCTGCGTTAACTCCCATTGAAAAGACAACAAAATCGAGTCCTCTAGGTAATACTTCACAATAACAAGGCCTCCAGTATTTAAGTTCGTACAAGGGGGCTACATCGTCTTTGGTGAGCTTTTTAAGACTTTCTACAGGATGACCTACATACTCCTCCCAAACACGCTTAGTGACCCCTAAATTTGTTTCACCACCTGGGTCTTGCGGATTATTAACCCATCCACCTTCTGACTGTAAAACAAGGTCTAAACACTCTTTAAAGTTACTTGCCATTCTTTTTCATGTCCATGATTTTTTCAAGGGTTCTACCGCCAAAGTAAAATGACATTATAAGCATACCCCATTGGCCTAATAATTGGACATACTCTGAATTTACTTCAATTTTAGCGGCAGATAATCCTGCAAAGATAAAATACCCTGCCAAAATAGCTATAAGGGTCATAGGGCGTATATTTTTAGATAGCCATGAGTCACTATTCATATCAGCTTCAAGGCGCTTAGTCAGTTCTTGCGCTTCATTGATGTCAGCTTGAATGTCGGCTAATTTGCCGTCTTGGGCTAATTTAGCTAAGTCTAATTGGGCTTGTGCTTTTTGTGCAGGGTCAGGAATTAGTTTGTCAACTAGCTTCATTCCTACGCCAATGATGTCATCTATTCCAAACATTATTTAATACCCCATGTTAAATACCACGCTATTAATGCTGCTATAAAAAAACACCAAAATTGAACTTTCCTAACTTCTTTTAAGTCATGTTGGAATTCTTCATTGTCTTTGCGTTGCATATTTTCAATGTCCAACTTAATCTTTAGTACCGCATCCCACTCTTTAGCACCGTACTTTTTAACAAAATCAATTTTTAACTTTGCTTCTTCGTCACTTATTTGTTTTTTGTGTTTCCAAGATTCTAAAGCCTTAATTAACGCCCGTTCTTTCTTTAATTCTGTTTCTCGTCTTGCTCTGAGTCTTTCTTGGGCTTGCTTTTGGGCGACATCCAATCCATCTTGCTGTATGTTTTCAATAGACTTAGATAGGCTTTTACTTGCATCTCTGCTTGCGTCAAGACCGCTTGAAAGTCCTTTAATGCTTTCTGATATTCCGTAGTCCACATTGTTAGCCCACCTTTATATGGCCTACGCCAGCTAAATAAGTAACTAGACCTACTGCTGCAATACCTACAAACCAAAAAAACTTGGTAACTACAGATTTGCCAACAGAGGTATAGACATTCTCAATAACTCTTTTAGTTACTTTTTCAACAATATCTTCTATTTCTTTCTCTGTCAGGGTAGCCATTACGATTTCTTTCGCACAGTTTTTTTAGCTGCTGGTTTTTTAGCGGCAGGTTTTTTAACAACAGGCTTAGGAGTTATTTCAATCTTTGGCTGAAAACCAAATTTGTCTAATATCCAAGTAAATGTAAAGTTCATAACAATGCTTTTATTTCATCTTCAGTTAGACCAAGTGCGGCTAGTTTAGCTAGTGCAGAAGCCTTTGTATCAATGACTGTTTGTGCATCAGCTTGTGCCTGTGTAGTTACTGCGGCTAGGTCATAAGCTACTTCATTGCCGTTAGCATCAGTAGCTACATCACCAGTTAAAGTAACTATTTGTGGATAAAGTTTAATAAGGGCTTGAAATAAATCAATCATCCTGCAATCTCCATTAAAATTAATGTTACTGTTCCAGCATTTCCAAAATACCCAACATTAAAATTAAATGTTCCAGCAGTTCCAGATGGGTTTACTCTGTAATAAGGTTGATAATTTACTGCGGTTGTGGTTGCTGGAGAATCTAAATATGTAAATGAATGTGGAACTAAAAGTGCGGCATTTCCACTGTAATACCCATAATCTTGGCTTGTTGCACTAATCATTGCTGAGTATCCACCACTATTAATTTGTCTATACATTCTTACATCGCCACCTACACCAGTATTGTTTGTGTAAACATCGCCACCAGTAATTGACAACAAAATTTTACTTGTTGAAAATTTAGGTGTAATTGTTGCAATTAAACTACTAGCTTGATAAGTTGTAGAAGTTGTTGATGTAATTGAAGTAGTTGTAGCTTGAACCACCTGCAACACACTACCAGTAGGAAGTGTAGAAGAAACCCAAGTAGTTCCATTAGAAATTAAAACATTGCCTGATGTGCTTGGTGCTA